AGGCAGATATTCCGTCCATGGAAAAGAATTTGCAATTTGAGATAGCTAAAGAGTTTTTTTATTATGATGAAAAACAAGGTCTTCTGTATTGGAAAAAGAGAAGAAATAGAAATAGAGCGCTTAGCTCTACAAATACTAGTGGAGTAATAGGTATTTGCAAATATAAGAATTCTAAAAAATGGGCTGCTAGGATAACCGTCAATGGTAGATTCATTCATCTTGTATTTTTTGATACAAAAAAAGAGGCTATTAAAGTTAGCAAAGAGGCTGAGAGAAAATTTGGATTTCATGAAAATCATGATAGGGCTCCTAATCCTTATTAACTCTCTTGCGCTTTTCTGTAAAGTCTCTCATTTTCCTGCCTAATATCCAAAGCATGATTCATTATCGCAATATCTAAAAGGTCCAATGACCCATCCTTTAAGCTTTCAAATCTACAGAGTCCATCGAGTACCGGTCTCATTAACCAATCATCATTATTATCCATAGAAACCCACGTCACACTCTGCTTAGTTTCTACTTGGCTCCCGGTGAAACCGCGGGGAGCGTTAAAAAAAAACTAGATAGATTAGACATAAAAGATCTTGCTGCTATCTGTAGTAGTGAGGGTAGCTCAAGGTCCTGAATCATAAGCATAGACTCAGTTGATACTTTAGACCACGAATTACCCAGCTGAACCTCGACACAAGATAAGAGTCCGTAAAGTACAAACTCCGAGTCTTGATCTGATAGTTTAGAGAAACCCGTTAATACTGGTGCGAGGATCTTTGCCGTTTGATCGAATTCCTCTTGTTGCTTTTTTGATAACTTTTGTAGATCTCCAACGGCGGGAAGCATATCAGCCAAAATGGGGGCTAGCCTTCTAACTAGATGAAACTGTTTAAAGGCATTAATCTTTCCTATTTTAAACTTTCTTCCACCTAATTCGAACTCAGTCATTATTGATTGGCCCCTAAGATGCTATTTGCACTTATTCCGTCAAAAGTCCACTCCATCATTCCGCCTTCTTTTGCGTATGTGATTGTTGGTTTCTTTTTAAAGGCTGCGGATTGGATTACAGTTGCGTCTAGACGTCCAGTATCAACAATCGTAAAAACATTCTGTCCCCATACTGAGCTTGAAGCCGATTGAAGATCATACATAATCATGAGGGCCGCATTTAAAGGTGATGTCTTTAATAGTCGAACCGTTACTGTAGCTGCATCACTCGCAACCAACGAATGTTGGCCTTTTCCGTCAGCACCTATAGTCATGATATTTTTATCTTCAGTAGCTTCGATGGTTATACCCTCTTCGGCTACTGCGGCACCCGCGGCAAGATTTAATATCCCACCTGGACCGGCTATTGTTGCCACTACATTTAAAAATGAGTAAACCATTTTAATATCCCCCTAAATGTTTATATCGTTACTGATTGACCGTCACTAAAACGTTAACTGTGTTAACCGCACCGGCAAGCTTCAAAGCAATTTGTATCGGTGGTGACTTTCTAGCATCTCTATCAGACTGACTCTGTGTAGAAACAGATGGAGCAAATACGTAGTATCCATTCTTAAGGTACTGACCCGTTTGTAGAGATCCGAAGCTTGGACCATTCCACTGTCCAGGGGCTGAGAGACCATTATTAACTGCATCTTGGCAAGCAGATGTACAGGCGTTTGTAAGTTGGTTAATCCCGGCATCAGTTTGTGGGACCTTTGTGGTAGAGGTGTAGAGAACGTTAAAGACTTGGGTTTGAACATCGTTTTGGAACCAATCTACCCCCTGTATCGTATCGATATACTGACCGCTTGAACAAACTCCGTATTGAATTAACTGAGTACCATTATTGTAAGAAGCATATACATTTATATTCTTAGCTTCTAAAACTGCGGCTTGAGAGTCGGTTATGTTCTCAGGAGTTACTCCTGGTTCTTGTTTATACATCAAATCAATGGTTGAGTTCTGAGCGGTAAAATCTACCGAGAATGCTCTTCCGAATAACGATGCAATAGCATAAGGGCTTGAGCTTGAGTACTGAATCATTGATTGATCATATTCAGCTGCCGCCATCTCGGCACCTAGGTCAGTATTAGAGAGACTACTTAAAGATGCCGTCTCTTGCGTTGTTACGCCATAGAGACGTGTAATTTCTAGACCTTCAATATAAGAAGATACGGCCAAGCTTTGTTGATCAGTAGGCATTACAGAAGCTGCGAACATTAACCCATAGAAAGCTGAGGTTAGGTTAGTTAAAGCCGTAGCACATTGTACTGGTGATTCTGCTGCATACCCTAGAACTAGAGATAGCGATGTGCTCGAAGTCAAACCGAGGAGGGCTGAGATATCAATCCCAGAACTGTAGGTTGTAGCATACCCAACTGATGAAGGAACTGCTCCACCCGAAAGATCAGATCCTGAAAGTGTTATAGCGGTACTTGATTTAGCTAAGCTAAACGAATTACCACTAGTACCAACCAACTTATAGGTTGCTGTTATAACAGCTCCGTTTAAAGAGTAGGTACATTTTGAAATATTAGTATCAACAGAAGCGGCTAAGAAGGTGTACATATTTCCAGCTGTGGCTGATGCCGTAGCACCTATTTGAACTTCATTTCCTGTTGGAGTTCCAGTTACTAATTCAATTGATGTACCACCAACTGTTAATGTGTCGGTGTTTGATCCAGTACCTGTAAATGTTATTGTCCCTGACGCCTGAACCCCTGCTCCAGAAGAGTTAGAGGTGATTACAAACTCTGAACCATTCCAGGTACAAACGGCTCCCGTCAGAACGGCATTAACAGCAGTAGCTACACCATTTAGGTTAGTGGTTCCGTTAAAGTTAATACCAGTTAGATTCTGAGTCGTCCCGTCAATTGCTATACTCATTGAGCCTGTAGAGATGGCATTGAAGTTTGCTATATTTTGTTGCGTTGCGTTTAGTATTTCACCTAAGTTCTGGCCTGAAGTAGCAGTCCTTAACCATCGACCGATCATACATTGGGATGGTTGTGGGCTTTGACTAAAATACAAATTAGCAGCTAAATACTCAGGTGCTGTTGCTCCAAATACAGATGCTACTTGCTCTATACTTGAAAACGTTTGATATCTTTGTAGACCGTTTATTACGTTCGAGTCACCAGCGATCATTAATATGCCGAAGTTTCTACCCACGGCAGCTAATGCGCTTAAGTTAACTGTTACGCTTACAAGATCTGATACTGAAAGCATTTTAAAATCCTTTCAATGAGACCGCTAAAGTGCGTAGCGCAGCTTCAGACGAGCCTGATTTAATTTGTAGAAAGTTAACGCCATAGAAGTCTTTCGGATCTATTGCGCAGTATTGTCCCTGAGCTACCGTGTAGCTTAATAATGTTCCTGATGTCGTGTTATGCACTGGATAGAAATTTGTTCCATCTACTGATGCTAAAAACGTAAGCGCAGCTCCTGAAAAAGCGGCCGGTAGTAAAACTCCACAGAGAGTAAAACCACCACAGTTAATTGTAGAACTTACTTGTGAAGAGCTTGCAATTGTCGCAGGATAATTAGGATTAAAACTTCCCTGATAACTTTGATAATAATTAGTTAACATAACTTTCCCCTAGTCTTGAACTAGCCAAGGAGTCGTCACTACGTCTACCCCTGGTGAATTCGAATATATTGTTCCACTCGCACTTGCTACCGTCAATATAGATGGGTAGTTTCTTTGTACTTGTCTGCGTAAGAATATGCTTAATACCATCCTGTTAAAAAAACGCTCATTGATCAAGTCTGGAATATGTCTAGCTTCACTCGTATATGCGAAACCCATATTACCAGACTTTAAGACTTCTAAGTTTTGTTGGATCTGAAATCCATCACGAATAAGACCAGCATTCTCTATTGCGTTAGGCCCGTAGATAGATAACTGAAGCTCCAAAAGTTCTTGTCTTAAAAGTATCTGAACAGGCGGGTTTGAATTATCTGGACCCAAGTAGGCGTTCGCATCAGGTGTATTTACAGTTATTCCAAAAGCCAACCAGTTAATACAAATATCAGGCTGTTTTGGAGGTGCTATCTGCCAGTTTGGCCTTACTAGTGTTCCATCAAAGCCTGAAACACCTACTAATATCGTTTGAATAAACTGATTAAGTGTATAGCTCTTCGGAAGAGGTGTGGCCGGAGACGGTTGAGGTAATAAATAACCACCAGTAGCGCTTGTGTTCATGATGGTAGCTCCTGAACACAGAGTCCTTCACAATATCCTCGACCATAATTCTCCCAATCAAATACAGTTTGAACCTGATATCTCTTATTCTTGAAACATAAAACTGAGGTGTATTTACCGGTGTCGTTTGCTATTATTTCACCTTTAATCCAGAAGCTAGAAAGATTAGCTACTCTTAGTGCTTCAGGTATTCTTTGAATAACTCTTCCGGAAGCTGGCTGAACACTACCTACAGTTTTTATTGAAGTTTCTTGAAGTATATTCTCACCCAAATAATTAATTGCGGGAACTCTATTAATAAGAGTAACTTCATCTACGAAGTCTGGATCTGTTAATAAATCAGTGACATCGATTTGAGCCACTATTTATTCTCTCCCTTAACCAAATAGGTAATTGCATTTCTCATCTGACCGGTAACTATAAGTGCTTTTGTTCCAGCAAAGCCTTGTGCTTTTCGAGCTGCAAGGGTCGCCTCTGAGGGAGGTTTAATCCCCTCTTGAGAGTTAATAACTTTCTTAATCGCATTCGAAGCAATAATACCCGCCCTATTATAATAAACCGATAGAGCATCAATACCCTGTGAGAATGATTTCTGAACAGCAAGTTTAAATTGCTCCGCTATCTCTGGTTGAGCCTTTTTAATTCCAATAGCCATCACCGGACGTTTTGGAATATTATTTAAGGGAGATCCAAACTCGTTAATGGCCAAGAGGGTTGCGTTATTAATTGCTCCATCAGTACGAGCAGTCTCCTCTTGAGGTATCCCAACTAAGACAGCATCGCCTTTAAATGACTTCACAATCTTATTAAAATTTTCAGTGAAGTCAGATGTTACCGTCATCTTAGGCTTACTCATTGAAGCCTCGATTGGATATTACTTACTGGAAAGCTTCCGTTAAGCTGAATAGCGCCCGCTCCGAATAACATAGCTAGTCTATAAAATTGCTGACCATAGGTTGTTCTATTCCACCAGCCAGCATCTTTTTCAGTTGTTGATGCTGAGTCATAACTTACACTAACTGAGCCTACTGTCTTCTGACTTGCTATTCCACCACTAGTACCTGGAACTCCACCATTAGCAGAACTCTGAGCATTCTGAGCGGCGATAGTAATCTCATGAGCCACATATAGCTGAACCCCCTGAGTTACCATACCCCTCCAGATATTAGGTAAAACCTGTTGCTCAGCTATAGTGGCCCAAAAAGTAATCATCTCCGTTGGATAAATAACAGTGCTCTGAAATTCTGGAAATGAAGTTCTAAAAGAAGGAATATCCATTACTTATTTTTTCTTTCCTCTTTTAACAGGTTCTTGATGAACAACTTCCTGCTTTATTTCTTCTTTATCTTCTTTTTTAACAACTTCAACCTTAGCGGGTGAAGGATGAACTAAAACTCTTTCAGAATACTCAGATATTAATGCGGCATCTTTCATCTTCTTAAAGAAGTGATGCTTCTCCACGTGCTCAGGCACTTCATGTACTCCCTTAGCATAGAGATTTCCATCAAAACCTGCGGCCTGTTTAAATAAATATTTCATATTAAAACCTTTCTTTAAATTCCGTCTGCGTACTGAATCGTTTCAGGATAAACGAATTCAACTTGACCAAACGCCCACAAGTAAGGAGCTGTGAATCGAATCCCTTGATAATAAGCAGTCTCACGACGTATAGGAACCATTGGGAAACGAACCTTATCCTCTTCATTTGTGTAAGCAACCATTCGGTTTACACCAGAAACGCCAGCACCGGTTAACCATTTAACAGGGTTAATGTCTAATGCTTTTCCGTTAACTTGTAGAGATATGGAGTTTTGTTTTAAGAATTCTAATACAGAAACGTTACCGGCAGAGCTTACCTTTTGTGATGCGATCAAGGAAAAGTTAGCTGGAGGTAACAATAAAGATCCAGGACAAACGGCAAAACCAGATGCTGACCATGTGCTTTCTATCAATGTATTAACGTCAGCGAGCATCTCATCAGGAGTTTTTTGACTCCATAGAGGAGATCCAGAAAGGCCGTTAGCTACTGCATTTACAGTAACAGAAGAGTTGTTAGCAAGACCAGTTGCGCTTACATCGCTCGATCCAACATATACCATTTGATCGGTGTTCATTTGATATAGGGTGTTCATAGCATTTATCTTTTGAACATCAATCGGTTGTCCCGTTAATTGAGATCTTTCAAGCTCAACTGAAGTATAACTAACTTCACGAGCTAAGAGCCTTAAAGGCGTTACAATCTTTTGACCGTTAACACTTACGCCTTCAATAGCCGTTGATTCAGCACTGATCCATGGCATATTACCGCCACTTGATCCACCGAGTACGTTTAAAGAACCGCCTGCGGCAAATGCTGATTGAATGAATGAGGTACTTTCCTCAGACATCGTAATTCCAGGTCGGAGTTTAATATCTCGTCCCCAGCTAACGCTTGTTAGTGGTAAATAAAGTCTCTTATCAAGATTTTCTAATTGGTTTAT